GGCCTTTCTCTATCTGACGCTGCAAACTTTTATTGCCACCTTCTTCGTCCTTGCGCTTCTGTTTAGCCTGCAGGCCCTCTTCCATACGCCTCAGTACCAATGTATTAAGGTATCTCTTAAGCAAATTCATTTCTTTACCAGCAGCTAAGCTAGTAAGTTTTAGGATTGTTTCTTTTCCTTTTTTCCATTTATCAACTACATATCCCCATGCATTTCCTAACCCAAGTATATCAGCAGCACCCTTGGCCATTCCACCAACTGCGCCCTTCATTTCATCATATAATGTAATACCAGCTTGCACAACTTTATTATTTTCTAATATATGTTTTCTACCACGTACTAATGCTTCTTCTACAGTGCTGGTTGATCGTAATATTGAATCGAAAAATCTCTCTGCCCCAAAGGCTTCTTCATCAAAATCACCAAAATCCCAAGCTCCAATATGTTTTTTAGATTTATCGGCCTTATCTCCAACTTCTTCTATCGTCACGCCAATGTCCTCAAGACCAGATTTTATTTTGTCGGCATCTACAGTAACATCTTTAAAACTATCGGAAATTGACTCCATGTTCTCTGATAGTTTTTTACCAAAATTCATTTCGTCTAGGACGCCGGTAAGTTTACTAGCTAATTTAATATTATCCTCAAGAGCCGCTTTGAGATGATCTTGAACCTTGAGTTCAATACTTATTGCATACGAGGTAATATCGGCCATAATTTATCTTTGATATGAACTTGCCCCCTATGGTACAGGGGGCAAGTTTCTTGACGGTATATCAGACGCGTCTCTACTTTGCTTATTTAACTCTTTTACCAATCTATTAATGTGCCATCTACGTTGTTCTGGAGGCATATCGAGTAGTTCATCATAATCAAATCCTATATGTTTCTTGCATATATAAACTTCCTCTTGCAAGGAAGCCCATTTACTTTCCAATGCTTCGTCAGTCTGAGTGGCGAAAAAAGTTTTCAGAGAATGGCAACTCCATATTCATTTCATTTTCGCACTCCGGACAGACGATATCAATCGTCGGATCAAATCCAGGACCTTTTGATGAAATGAAATCTCTAATTACCGAAGAGTCTCTAGCAGACAAAAGCCCAATAAACTCTTGTATCTTAGACTGATCTTCTGAACCACCAGCAGATACAATCAATGACTCAAACATCGCTTCTAAACTGTTATCTATTTTATCATGCAATTTTTTAGACATATCAACACGCCTTTTGATATTTGTTGCATCAAATGCGCGTGGGAATCTTATTCCAGCGAAAAAATCACTACCCATTTGCTTTGAAGCATCAGGCAGCTTAACTCTGAATGGCTCTTTACCGACTATAGTAGCCTGCCTAATATTCTTGAGCAATTCGCTAAGACTGATATCATGTCTTGAGACAGCCTTGCAATCATCATTGGTGCAAGTCACACCGAATTCGTAATCATCACCGTAGGAAATACCACGGAAATAATATAACAGGAAATTTCTATCGCCAATCAACAAATCGGTAGACTTAAATCCATTTGGGAATTTACAACACCTATCCAATACCATATCCAACGAACGACCAGTACGAACATATCTCGTGGTCGTCATAATTTCTTCTTCTTTTAACCCCCAAGGCTTGACCTTGATTTTCCCACCCGGAACAGGCACATTTGACCAATGGTTCTGGCCATAATAAATGCCATTAGATGGGAGTGTAATCTCCTCCCATACATCCCTAGTGGATGCTTTGGAAAGGAAATTGTCAAGCATGTTTTGTTCTGGTTGTTCTTCTACTTCATCTTCTACAGGCATGTTTATCCTCCGATTTTTATATACTACCGGAGTGTTATTTTATTTTCCTGCTTTTCCAGCGGATTTATCTTGCGTAATCGGGCTATCATTTCTTCCACCACCAGTACCACTACTCGTGTACCAATCATACGTTAATTCTAAATTAACGTCACAAATCTCTGATGATGAATAATTCAATACGCTATGGGTCAATTTCGATGGCCAAGAGCCATGCAATGTAATACTATATAATTTAGAACCCGTATTGCTTGTCATTTCGAAAATAGATCTATCTTTATATTCATTTGCTATCGCCACCCTACCAACAACACTTGACCTGCCAGCCGTAGTTACATCCGTAGCGTGCACTTTACGTACCCAATCCGTCAGTAACAATAATAAACTAGTACCTTCACTTATTGATGCATCATATAGCACAAGTGATGCAGGCCCAAATTGCGTTTGCCCAGCATATTTATAATCAATTCCGGCACCCTGTACAGTTTCGGTGGTTGCACTTAATTCCGGAAATGTAAATTCCTTAGCATACCATACCCCCTGACCATCAATCTTAGTGATTGGGCCAAGTTTAGACACACGCCATCTATGTGCACGCATCGTCTCAGCATTATTGCTTTCAAACGATCCCGATTCAGATCCAGTTATGTTAAATCCGGGCATTTATTACCTATATACGAGGCACAGCGTATTATCGCTGTGCCTCATTAATTCTGGCATTACCAAAATTATTGCGCGTCCGGAGCAGCAGCGGCAGTTGACTTCTCATCACCTGCTTTATCACTATCCTTGTCAGCACTACCAGCTGCGCCACCTCTAACTGCTCTATCAAATCTTAGCATAACCTGAATTTCCTGAATATCAGATGTGGTATAATCCAATTCTTGGAAATTGGTGTCCTGCGGCCAAGAACCGTACAGCGTCCATTTCTCATTCACAGTACCAGCACCACCAATCATCGTCAATGTCGATTGACGCTTGTATGATGATGGTAAAGCAACGTTGGCAGTTGGAATGTCAGAAACACTATTCCACCACGTCCAGACCTGTTTTGAAACATCTGCTGGCTGTTCAATATCATACCAAGTAAGAGTGATTGGGTCCCACTCTGTCTTACCAGCAAAGTATGCCTGCTCTTGGTTATGGTGCATTATGGCTTCATTGAACTTACCATGCGGTCTTTGAGCAGTCTTAAGGTATACAAGAATTCTGCTTGTTGCCGTCTGGCCGACAGATTGCCACACCCATCTATGTTTACGTCTTGGTTCAGACGTATTCGATGGCCCGTTTCCGCCATTGCCTTGTATGTTAAATCCGGGCATGTTTTATTCCCTCTTAGTCGTCAAAATATCTTTGACTATGTAAGCACAACGCCAGTTTGAGCCAACACCTCTTCAGCAGAGAAGCTCTGATCGGATCTCAGAACACCAATATTCAACACAACGAATTCGGCTGCTCTTGTTGGTCTAACCAGAACTGACACCCAAAGTTCATTTCTATCAATGCGCTGTGGGGTATTGTTGGTTTGATCGCAAATCACTTTAAATCCAGTAACGCCTCTTCTTGCCGCAATTTCTGCAAGGAACGGCTCAATTCTATTAACAACTTCCCCTCTTGTGAAACGATCATTCGGTTCGAAGAGGAATGTTCTAAGTGTTTTGATTAATTCCTTTTTAAGGAATATCAGCAACATTCTTACGTTTACTCTATCAAGAGCAGTAGCTGCTCTCTGCAGGGTTCTTTGTCCGAATACCGCTATTCCATCCTGCGGGAATTTAACGATAAAGTTAACCGCATTCCCTTGGCTGTACATCAAGTTTCTTTCGCCTTGCGACGGATTAAACTCGATATCAAGCGAAGTTGTCAGTTTGCCTCTATTTAGTCCAGCAGGGGCAAACCACTGTTCAGCAACTCTTGCCGTTCTAGCAAAAACAGCGGCAACCTGTCCAGAAGGTGGAACGAATATTTCTTCAGCGCTAAACTGGTCGTAAATCTTCTGCCAAGACCAGTACAGTGCAGCGTAGCTGGTATTGATTGCCGTCAGCAAGCTGCTATCCAGCATGCCATTGTGCCAGTCAACCACTTGTTGTGGAGTAAGTCCAAACGGAGGATCAACAATGTAAATGCAGTCTCCGCGTCCTTCGCACATTGTAATGGCTTGCGAAAGAACAGAACCAGTACTTACACCCGGTGTCAGCAACATGTTAATGTTAAATAAGTCCGGGTTTTGCAGAGCCCAAATGCCAGAATTGTCTTGCGGGCTACCAATAATAGCCGCATCGAGTTCTGTGCTAAACGTGGCATCAACTGGAATACCGTCAGCGCCACCATCAAAAGTCTGCGTTGAGAACGTACCCGGAGTTCTGACCTCAAACGTCAATAGATCAGTTGCATCGTTATTAAGGTACGACGGTCTTTCTTCCCATCTGATGTATGAGTCGCCAGCAGCACCGCCAATTGACGAACCTTCATTCACAATATTGCCGATGTATCTGGCTTCTCTAGAATCGAAGCTTACATCATCAATTCTGTGAACTTCCACGTTAGAACTAACTTCTACAATCCTAAGTGTGTATTTTCCAGAAGTATTGTTATAAATCTGGATCGTAAGCTTAAAGTCGTCTATCCACGTTCCCGGTGATTTCGCAACGACAAATCCAACAATTTTTTGGTAGTAGGATGAGTCAAGCGAGCATTGTGAACTTAGTGGGTCAATGTCGCAGCTCAAAGGAACAGCTGGGTCAACGGTCCCACCTTCCGGCAACAGAACTCTGGCGTCATCAAACACTCTATAGCCGGTACCGAATGGGAAATTCATTCCCAATTCTTGGGCAAATCTCAGTGTCTTGAGATTCGAATTGTTGGCTAATAGGCTAAGATCATCTTCAGCATTATCGATTGTTGTCATTAACGCTAAGACGACTTGACTATCACTCAGTCTAAGCGCAACGGCATCAAACTTTGGAATACCATCAACTTCATTTGCACCATTAAACACTGTCTTTAACGACGCTGCGCTATGCGTAGCACTGACTGGAACTGATACCTCTATAACATCGGAGGCAGTTGTTCCAACAACATTTATTTTAACTCTGTTTTTGTTTGAATTGATATTATACGGCGAGAGACTTGTCCCAACAGCATGACTACGTGGGATGTCGTACGCCCAAAGCGATAACCCAACTTCTAATGCAAACGCTTCGGTTGAAATTAACTGAATCCACCTTCCTTCAGTATCAGTTCTAATGCAAACCGTTTCATCATCTTGAACTATCGCTATCCAATCCTCTGATGATCCTGCGGCACTATTGAGATCGTCGGCAAATGTAGTGGCCGATGTGTACGTTGTTGGCGAGAGAACTGCAGCAACTTGAGCGACTCCCTCAACCGAAAATTGCGCGGTTGTGTTATCTGGAGCAGCGACAAATGAGAAGTAGTCGCCAGTTTCAACCGCAGATGAACCAGTCACTGTTATGATACCAGTAAGACCAGTCGCGTCTGAACCTGTTCCAATAGCAAATGACGAAGTAACACCAGCAACGGCACTAAACGTTCCAGTTGCTATTACTTCAGCATCGCTGTTGCGAACGATTTCGTAATCAGCACCATCAATCAAGGTGCCAGTTGGCGCACCAGTGATGTTCACAAAGAACGTATCGTCAATTGCTTCGTTGTATGTTCCACTCAGCGCCAATGACGCTGTAGTTGGACCATCGGAAGCACTTTCATCAACATCGGTAAATGTTGGCGCAGTGGTAGATGCCGCGTGAATTACAAGCGGGTTGTCAGCATCGATAACTCTAGTGCACAGCTGGCCAAAATCAACGCCAGAGAAAAGTGGGATTCTTCCCCAACCTTTTCCTCTTGCTCCACTAGTGTCAATGCAGACATCATCAAGAGCAGAGTCCTGCCCATCATCACATTCAATGCCGACTCTAACAACCCAGCATTGATTGCCTTCAAGTAAGTAGTTTAGTACAGCATACCCAAGGTATGAATCCGGAAACGGTTCACCAAAAGTATCAATAAATTGCTCAGCAGTAGATATAAACACAGGGGTATTGATAGGACCTTTGTTGGCCGTACCTACAAACCCCGGCACTACATCACTTTGAACGCCAATAAAGGCGCTGAGATCTATTTCATTTGGGTAAACACCCGGACTTAGATAAACGGCCATTCTTGATCTCCGCTTTAATTCCTGATCTTATATTTGATTACCACTCGCTGTAACCAGACACAGCAATCATGCCTTTTTTACGCAAGTTATTCACTTGTGATTCCATTAATCTATCAACTGGGAATCTAGCACTCTGCTTTCCCATCAGTCTAATCGTTTGTTGTCCGTGAAAGAAGTCAACACCATCTGGTTCAACTAGCTGAATACCAATCAATTGTTTTGTTCGATTGGTAATTACCATATACTCGACTTTTTTTGGATCTAATGTTTTCTTGATATCACGTTGAGATTTAGCCATTATTCTTCCACCTCTTCTGATGCTACTCTACCTAAAATAGTCTTAACAATTTTCTCGCCGGGTATCGGCAACCAACCCTCTACCCTAATCGCAAAATCGTAACGTACTTTTGCACGCTCATCGGGTGAAACATCAATATCTGACGAATCTGTATATCCATCCAGCCACGCTTCTACTACTCCCTTCATCCATGGATCTTCAACAGTCCATTGGGCGACTGGGTTGAAACGCGTCATTATTTGGAATAATAGCGAGTCGGCGTCGTGTTTGTGCTCACACCAGACCGTAACCGCATAACTTATAGTGTGCGGCTGAGGTCTGTATGTCAACCTCATTTCGGTACCTTCTCTATCAACAAATTGTCTATTTTCATATCTATATGGTGGTGAATATTTAGTTTCATTAAATTTAGACCCAGTTCTATTTATAGCTATAACCGGAAGCACTATTCTGGCATTTCTTCTACCTTGCTTCCAGTTCAGAACAGTTTTATCACCACCAGATATTCTAACATCAACTTCTCTAAATCCATCCTGTTTGTCTGGAACAACCAAGCTGGAAAGATAACTCTTAATACCGGCATCCATCGTTTTGAAGCCATCAGCAAACACTCTAACAACTTCATCAGATTGAGTATTCGTTTTATTTTCAGTTAATTTAAGTCTATCAACTCTTTGTGGATGTTGATCTAATTCAAATTGTTCAGGTTCAGTCGGTGGTATAGGTACAGCTTCCACCCCACGGTGGCCTATTGGATGATTATCCCAGCTGAATTTGTAGATTGGCATTATTTACCTAATAACGTCAGTAACCCTTGCTTCGTACTTATTGTAAGCAACGTCTTTGCAAAAACCTTATTATTAGTCAGAATTTCTATCTTTCTTAAATCATTGCTTTTTGAGCCAGCTTTTATAATTAATCTAGATCTCAGATCAACTCCGCCCAATTTTTCATGATACGGCTCTGTTTTTGAAATTTCAAAATTCAATGACTCAATATTATATTTTTTCATGAATTGGTCTAACTTATCGTCTGGCATCTTCTTTAATTTAATAATTAACGAATTTGCATGCTTTTCTAAATCCAATCTAATAGCCTCACCAATGTCATTAGTGATATCATTAGATTTTTTATCTAAGTCTTTTTTAAGATCTGAAAATAATTTATCAAACTGTTTTTGATTATCTGCCATGTGGTAACAATGTAAAGTCGCCGCTAAACGGTCTTACTGTACATTTGACATATAACCATCTATATCTGTAAGAACCATTATCTTCCGCTACAAGAACTTCATAATTTAGTAAGTTCTCTTGAATATCTAGCTTATAATCAGTTCTGGCAGCATTTTGTGGTAACTGTATTAAATCGCCAGCCCTCAATGTCCTTGGTAAATCATTCAACAACACTGCTCTACAAAAGGAAATAGCAGATTCGGTATCAGCATCGACACCGAATTTTGTTAATTCATCCTTTAGCGGCTTAGGTATCCATACTCCCTTTAGCCAAATTGGATTATAATATGTCGGATTTGGATCTTCATCCCAAGTATCGTCAGCATTAACTTCATTGTCGGTACGAAGCCAAACTTTAACCAAAGCACCAGAGACATTGCATAATTCCTCCGCAAGTCTCTCGGCCATGGAAATATCTGGATTGGTAGGATTATAAACAGCAGCTAAGGTCAGCATCTTCTCTGACTCAGTTCTCATATCAGGAGATTCATTTATTGAAGCTAGTGGTTGATTGAAGTTGAAGTTATATAATGGCATTAGTTAGACAACCCCACCCCACCTTGATTGGCTGGCCACTTACCATCACGCATTTCATCAAGTTCGTCAGTCATACCACTGTCGTTGTTGAAATAGAATTTGTCACCTTTACGCATGACAACCCCATTCTTTTCCAAATTTTGAATGCAACCATCAATACCTGATCGTTGAGCTTCTGGCATGAGTGAAGAACACTCATCCATAGTGCATCCTTTATCGCCAAAATCTTTTATTATTCTGCAAGCCGATTTTTCACCTGACCCATCTGTATACTTGTGAGAATTTTCCAATATGGCTAGCATTTCTTTTTCAATTTCTTCCAACTTCAAATCGTCTGGTGTCAATCTATCGATCAACCCATCTGTTTTATCTCTTGTGCTTCCGATTATAGCCCTCCATTCAGTTTCGCCAGCCATTTCCGGATCGAAATTGCTTTGAACCGTAGCTGGGTCCATCTCGTGAAGTGCTCTAATAACAGCCAATTCCACCCAATACGGCGAAACTCTCTTGCCCTGATTTTGTTCAAGTCTGGAAACAGCGGCTGTCATCTTATTGACAATCGTATTCCATGATTCCTTGGCTTGATCAACGTTAAATCCACCAAGAGGATTTCTAAATGAAAAATCTCGGTCAGCCTTAACATCTATATCAAAATCACGTTCTCTATCAGTTTCCTTCTGCGCCTTTATCTCGCTGTACGCATCTTGATCGTATGGATTAACTTCTTCAGCTTTAACAACTGCATACCACATATCCATTTCGCTATCAGTAACAACATCAAGCCAATTGGGTTTATCGGAAGCAGCAACTAAAGTATTAAATGCGTCTAATTGATTAACACCCGGCAAATCTCCGGGAATATCAAACCAATAGACATTCTTAACATCATAACCAGCTTTCGGTTTCCTAACATTAAATCTCTGCCCGTGTGGTTTTTCTTCTTTATCATGTCTATATTCAACATGGCCGAATGGCTCAAGCATATTAGTTAACCACTGCAATATCATAATATATGGTGATTCGTCAAGTGCTTCATACGCTTTGTCATCTGGGTCAATTTCTTGATTTCCATCAATACGACTTCCATCTAACTTTTTTACGTAATTCCAAGCTTCAGAACCAGCACCAAACGATGGATCTCCATCTTTATATGCACGATCAAACATCGTGACTTTTACCGTATTACCGCCACCATCTTCTGGTATATATTCAATCATAGCAACAGCAGCATTTACTATGTCTTCAAGCATAATCTTAGGATTTAATCTATATTTTAACATCCTTAAGACTTCTTTTTCATTTTCATTCAATTTAGACATAGCTTACCCAGTAAATATGCCGGAGAAATATCCGAATCCATCAGTTGGTTTGCCAGCTTCACAGCCAACATCCTTCTCTTCAGTCGGTACGCCAATAGATCTTAAAATTTTATACCAATCTGTGCACATTTCATCGCGACAACCATGTGCAGGCGGAGGACCATATGGCAAGACAAAATATTGAATCTTTGGATTTAAAGAGGTTTCAACAGAAGATCCCGGTATTGCAGAAATAGCATCTTCCAATTTCACTATGACAGACTTACAATCTTCTTGGAACGCAACGGATAGCGAAGGCGAAGTAATCGCAGATGTAGGTTCACATCCGGGGACTTTTATCCATCCACCTTTCATAACCTCTAATTTATTTGCAATTCTTATCATTGTTTAGATTTGAATTTAGAATACACATTCACGAGCTTATTAATTATATCATTTAAGTGTGACTTAGTAGCTCTCAGCCCTTTTAACTTCGCGTAGTTCCCAGCGCCAGTCACCATCGATAAAACCGCTGGCAATTCCACAACATAATCATCAACATCATGGATAGTTATCGACACAACTTGCGATCTATCAAAATGCTCATTCATGCCAAATTGCGCTTCAACCCTAGCAAAAGAATCGATACTATCAGA